CCATCACGCTGTCAAGATCAAAGGGAAAAGGAAATCCTCGAAAGGCTCTCCTGTACTCCGCCGATCTGTCCGCCGCGACTGACTACATCCCCCACGAACTGGGAATTGTCTTAGCAAAATGGCTAAACAGCAAGGTCTTCACCGACCCGGAAAACCGGGAACGGTGGGACTCTGCCGTCGAGCTGTTGCTAGGACCCCATTCCATAGTGGAGAGTCAACAAGACTTCGGTGGCATCTTTGAACCACGCGTGCGTAGGGCTGAACCTAAATTCAGCAACACGCTCGAGTGTTACATCGACGCCCTTGAAGGCTCGAAATCGCATGAGACAAGTCGAGGATTACACATGGGACTAGGCCCGAGCTGGGTAATCCTTTCTCTGATTAACTTGGCAGCGGCCTGGCTTGCCGCCCCTGAACATCGCAACTCTGCTGCTGTCTGTGGCGATGACCTCATCGCACTCTGGACTCCCGAAGAAGTAGAGCGCTACGAATCAACGCTGACTGCACTTGGCTTAGTAGTCAACAGGACTAAGTCTTTTTACGGGCCCCGAGGGGTATTCTGCGAACAAATCGTAGAACGTAAAAATCCTTGGTCCGCCCAGTCTCGCGTAGTTATCGGACCAGCTGAAGCCGGAGCATCGAAGTGGAAGGGGAGGGTGACCAAGTCTCCCCTCACCTGCCTCGAAGCCCTAACTTCGTCCAGCGCTAAACTAGTGAAACCGGGACGTTGGCTACGCGACACGCGCATCCGCGAACTGGCACCGACTCGTAAGGAAGGTGACGTAACGTTCGGCGGACGCGGACGTGGCGTGGCTAGCATGGCACAGATTCAGCACGTCTTACGACACGGGAAGCTAAAGCTCACGAAAACGCCAGTCGAAGGATGGGAACAAACCCTCCAAAGCCTGACACTTCGTTCGCATATGCGAGACCGGGACACTAAGTACATAAAGTACGAAGATGCCCGGAATGCCCTTCTCCGTGAGACGCGCTTGAAGAAACTGTGGTCCCCCGAAGAGGCACTGCCAGCCAAAGTCAAGCCGCTGAGTTGCAAAGTGTTCAAGAAGCGTTCCGCCATGATCGCCCCGTTTTCATGGACCACGTGGAAGTCAAGTCTGAATACTACTACAAGAGTAAGTACTCGGACAAGACGACTACTGATCCGTATAACGGAGAAG